TGACGGCAAGCGCGTCAGCGTCACCGTCAAGGGCCGCAGCCGCACCTGCGATCTGGTCGACTGCTGCCCGCCCGATTCCGGGCGGGCAGCACCGGCGGGCAACGGCCTGTGGGCGGACGTCAAAGGCAAGGACGGCAAGACCGGCACGGTCGTCAAGCCGGCGGCGGCCAACACCAACGTCTGGCGCAACGCCAAGCTGGAGACCATTGCCGCCGCGCTGGCCGCGCCCTATGGCGTGCGCGTGCTGACCGAGATCGACAGCGGTGCGCCGATCACCGAGCACCACGTCCAGGTCGGGGAAACCGTGTTCGAGAGCATCGACCGGCTGATGCGCCTGCGCCATGTGCTGTCCACCGACAACGCCCGGGGCGACCTGGTGTTCATCGATGTCGGCAGCGCCGGCAATGCCACCACCACGCTCGAGTTGGGCCAGAACATCCGGGAGGGGAGTTGCGAACTCGACTTCAAGGCGGTGATGTCCAGCTACGTCGTGAAGGGCCAGCGTGCGGGCAATGACGGCGACTTCGGCGTCATTGCCAACGAGGTCGAAGGCGACGATGACGGCGAGGCCGAGTTCGAAGGCGGGATCTCCGACGCCGGCACGCCGGTGACGGCGAGTCTGACGGATGCGCGTTCCAAGCGCTTTCGGGTGCTGGTGCTCAAGCAAGCCGGCCATGCCGACGCCGGCACCTGCCAGGACCGGGCGCTGTACGAGCGCGCGCACCGGGCCGCCAAGGCGCTCGAAGCCACCTATACGGTCGCTGGCTGGCGCCAGGGTGACGGACAGCTGTGGGTGCCGAACCTGCTGGTACGCGTCCGGGACGACTTGATCGGCTTCGACCAGACCATGGTCATCGCCGAAGCGCATTACCTGCTCGACGACAACGGACTGCGCACGCAATTGCGTGTCGGGCCGCCCGATGGTTACCGCTCCAAGGCGGCCAAGCCGCGCAAGGGCATCAAGCGCGGCGGCGCCGACACCTGGGGAGATGTGGAATGAGGTTCAATCCATGACGGATTTCGCGCGCCTGGTCGCGCCCTATGCGCGCCGCCTGTCCAACATGGTCGCGCGTGGCAGCGTGTCCCTGGTCAACGCGGCGACCAAGATGCAGAGCCTGCAACTGCGCCTGTTGGCCGGCGAGTCCAAGGATGACGTCGAGCATTTCGAGCCGTATGGCTTGACCAGCCATCCCCAGCCCGGCGCCGAATGCGTCGCGCTTTTTCTCGATGGCGACCGCTCGCATGGCGTCGTCGTGTGCGTGGCCGATCGTCGCTATCGGGTCAAGGGCCTGGCGAGCGGCGAAGTCATCTTGCATGACGACCAGGGGCAGTCCGTCTATCTCATGCGCGGCGGCATCAAGCTGACTGACAAGGCGGGATCGACCGTTGTGATGCAAGGTGACGGCAGCGGATCGATGACGTTCGCGGCCGGCCTCACGATCAACGCGAACAGCAAGATCGTCGGCACGCTGGAAGTGACCCAGAACATCACGAGCGACGCCAGCATCACGGCGGCACAGGACGTCGGTGACCAGGGTGGTGTCAAGACGATGGCCGGCATGCGGGAGATCTACAACGGCCACACGCATGCCGGCACCGACAGCCACGGCGACGGCTTCACCACCAACCCGCCGAACCAGCAGGAATAAGCCATGCGCGACACCATGCCGCTGACCGTCACCTTCGACGGCCAGACGACCCCGCTCGGCCTGCTCCAGGACATCGACAACGACAAGGCCCATCCGCTGGTGCGGGCCGTGCTCATCAGTCTCTTCACCTGGCGCCGCGCCAATGCCGACGACACCTTGCCCGACCCGAAGGGGTTTCGCATGGGCTGGTGGGGCGACTCCTACCCGGCGGTGGCCAACGACCGCATCGGCTCACGCCTGTGGCTGCTGGCGCGCGCGAAGCTCACGCTGACCACGGTGCAACGAGCCCAGGACTATGCCGAAGAGGCCCTGCAGTGGCTGATCGACGATGGCGTCGCCGCCCGCATCGCCGTGCGTGCGGAGCGCCAGGGCCTGTCGACGCTGGCCCTGCAATGCACGCTGTTCGCGGCCGATGGCACGGCGAACGCGGTGCTCAGGTTCGACAACCTCTGGAGTCTCTTGAATGTTTAACCGTCCGTCCCTCGCGGACCTGATCAATCGCACGACGAACGACGTGTTTCAACGGCTGCAGCAAGACAACGTGCTGCGCCGCGCCGACGCCCAGGTCTATGCCCGCGTGCTCGCCGGCGTGGCCCATGGCCTGTACGGTTTCATTGAATGGATCAGCCGCCAGATCATCATCGACACCGCCGAAGCCGAGTTCCTGGAGCGCTGGGCCTCCATCTGGGGCGTGCAGCGTCTCGCGGCAACACCCGCCACCGGCACCATCACCTTCACGGTGGCGCCGGGGGCAGCGGACATCCCGGCCGGTACGCTGGTGCAGACGCTCGATGGCACGCAATTCCAGACGACAGCGGACATCACGGTCAGCGGACTCCAGGCCACGACCACCGTCACGGCGGTCGCACCGTCTGCCGCCAGCAACGGCTACGCCGGGCAGACGGCCAATCTGGTCACGCCGGTGCTGGGCGTGCAGACCGCTGCCGTGCTCGGGCTGCTTGCCGGTGGCGGCGACCTCGAGTCCGACGACAGTCTGCGCGAGCGGCTGCTCAACCGCATCCAGCAACCGCCGCAAGGCGGGGACGCCAACGACTACGTGCAATGGACCCTGGCAACGCCCGGCGGCGGCGCCACCCGTGCTTGGGTCGTGGCCGAGCAATTCGGGCAAGGCACGGTGGGCGTCGCCTTCGTCTGCGACGGCAACGGCGCGGGCGCGGCGATCCTTCCCTCGGCCGCGCAGATCGCGGCCGTCGCCGCCTTCATCGACACGGTCCGCCCGGTCACCGCGCATGTGACGGTCTATGCGCCGGTCGCCGTGCCGATCGATTTCGCGATCGAAGGATTGAGCCCGGACACGCTGGCCGTTCAACAGGCCATCACGGCCGAACTCGCCGATCTGCTGGCGCGTGAGGGGCAGCCCGGCGGCACGATCCTGCTGTCGCACATGCGCTCGGCGATTTCCTCTGCGGCCCAGGAATGGGACTACGTGCTGGTTACTCCGGCCGCCAACGTCGTGTTGTCGCCCGGCCAAATCCCGGTCATGGGGAGGGTGGTATGGCAGTGACGCAGCAGGTCAGCCAGCCACTGGCCGCCGCCGACTACCTGGCGTCGCTGCAAAAGCTCCTGCCCTATGGCCCGGCGTGGACCGATGACGCCGACGCGGCCATCACCCGGCTGCTGACGGGCCTCGCGCAGGAACTGGCACGGATCGATGCCAGAAGCTGGCAACTCATCGACGAGGCCGATCCGCGCACCACCAACGAATTGTTTCCCGATTGGCAGCGGGTGGCGGGCTTGCCCGATCCGTGCGTGGTAGCGCTCGGCAGTCAGCAGACGTTTGCGCAGCGACGGGCCACGCTGGTGTCCCGGCTGATCCAGGTCGGCGGCCAGTCTCGCGGTTACTTCATCGCCGTGGCGCGGGCATTGGGCTTCGCCATCTCGATCACTGAAGGCTGGCAGGAAATCGACACCGTCATTTCGCCGGTCAACAACCCGCTGGCCAATAGCAACTGGATTTACACCTGGACGATTCACGTGCCCCTCGGGGACACGCGCAGCACGCTCACCGTCAACGGCCGCGTCTCCGATCCGCTCGCGGCCTGGGGCAACACCTTGCTCGAGTGCGTGATGCGGCGGCTCAAGCCCGCCCACACCACGCTGCTCTTCAGCTACACGTAGGAGATCACATGGACAACCGCGTCTGGGAGGCCAACGCCGCCCAAACACCACCTGCCGTGCCGGCCAATCCGTCGATCGGCTACCCGACCGACGGGAATCCGGCCACCAATACGCCGGCCACCACGCCGGGGGATTACTGGTTCTATCAGGTCAGCGAGGAGATCCGCAATGTCATCCTGGCCGCTGGGCTCGCACCCGACCGCAACGCGCTCAACCAGCTCAGGCAGGCGATCGAGGTCCTGATCAATGCAGCGGTCGCCGCCGCGCTGGCGAACTACCGACCACCGGCGCCAGCTCCCACGCCCACACCGACCCCCGCACCGACCCCGACGCCGACGCCGACGCCGACACCAACACCAACACCAACACCGACACCGACACCAACGCCTACGCCTACGCCAACTCCACCACCGCCGCCTCCACCACCTCCACCACCTCCACCACCGCCGCCGCCACCGCCACCGCCACCGCCACCACCACCACCGCCACCGCCGGGCGGCTGATCCAGGGAGATGCCCATGTACCTGCAAATGGCCGGTCTGCAATTCATGCCGACCGGCGTGATCCTTTACGTCATCAACTACGTCGACCTCGATCGGCAGCACCTCGCCCGCGAGATCGACGAGCGTTACGAGCCCTTCCACCACTGGGGCGAAGTGCCGGACGACTTCAGCTACCGCAAACCGTATCGCTACCGGTTGCGCGGCGGGGTGGTGGAAGCCTCGCCACCCGACGACCAGGACTACCGTTTCCACTACCGCCGGCTGCTGCTGATGGACAAGGTGCATGCGGCGTTGCGGGCGCAACGGACCTCATTCGGCTCGCGGTCCTTGCCGCTGCAGGAACGGCTGCTTGATCTCGCCCATGCCGAGTGCCAGGCGCTGAACGATCAGGGCGGCCAGAACGGTGAGGCGTTGCCGCTGCTGGAGGCGATGGCCACGGCCTGGAACACCACTCTGGCCACGGCGGCGGAGCGGGTGGGGATGGAGTACGCCGACCGGCAAGACGCGCTGATCCAGTCCGAGGTCCGCCGCTTACAGGCCCTGGCGGCCGTTTGTGCCGCGCGCGATCACCAGGACCTGGACGCGCTGTTCGTGAGGTACGGCTGCCATGACTGAATTGCTAGTCGCCCGCAATCTGGTGCGGGGCAATCCGTTCGCGAGCGGTCTGCGCCAGGTGATCGGGGGCGTCGTCACGACCTCGCGTCTGGCGTGCAAGCCCGATCTGTTGCGCTTTGGCGCGTGCTGCCCGATGCCCGATGCGACGACGGGGCCGCAGATGTCTTTCGCGGACTGCTGTGATGCCCGCGCGCGCGAATTGCTCGACGCGCATGCGCGGCTGCACGTCATGTGGTCGGGCGGTATCGATTCGACCGTGACGCTGGTCGCCTTGCTCAAGGCTTTGCCCGCCAACGAACACGACCGGCTGACCGTGTACCTGTCGAGCCACAGCATCGCCGAGAATCCCGGGTTCTACCAGGCCCACATCGCCGGCCGGCTGCCCGTCCAACGGACTGTGGGCAAGGCAGGGTTGTACGACGAGGTGGTGGTCACCGGCGAGCTGGGTGACCAGTTGTTCGGTTCCGACCTGATGCTGGAGGCCACGCGGCGATTGGGCTTCGAGAGCTTGGCGCAGCCGCATGCCATGATCCTGCCCCGCCTGTTTGGCAGCATCGCCGGGGATGCCGAGGCAGGCGCCGCGATCTATCGGCGTTATGCGCCGATCGCCGACGAGGCTCCGTACCCTCTGGTCAGCGCCCAGGACTTCTTGTGGTGGTGGAACTTCTCCCAGAAATGGCAGCACGTGAAGTACCGGCATCTGCTCTATGAGCCACCGGGCTCGGACTATCGCGCGTTGCTCGGCAAGGTCCGGCATTTCTTCGATACGGAGACGTTCCAGCGCTGGAGCCTCACGCATCCCGCCGACAAACTGGGCGCCGGCATCGACACCTACAAGATGCCGGCCAAGCGCTACATCGTCGAGTTCACCGGCGATCAGAGCTACCTGACCAAGATGAAGATCGGCTCGCTGTGCAAGGTCTTCAAGTATCCGCCGGTGGCCGCCATCACCACCGAGGGCGCGCCGGTCGATCAGGTCGGCTTGCAGGCGTTCGTCCTTTCTGACTGAACGCCTCACTCCGTTCGTTTTCGATTCGCGGCCCGCGCCGCTCCCCCATTTGTTCAACCCATCCTTCCGAAGGAGGAATAGCCATGCCTTTCACCGTCACCAAAACCACCACGCGCCCAGCCAATGACGTGCCCGTCTTCAAGGACAGCGCCAATCTCGATCCCGAGGTTGCGACCGCGATCGCCAACGTCGGCCATGCCGTGCGCACGCATCCGGCCGTGCAGTCCCGCTCGGTCGAGATGTCGGCCGACGGGCTGACCAAGACCACGACCACCGTCTGGGAGAGCCAGGAGGCTTATGACAGCTTTCAGGCCGCCAACAGCGGTGACCTGGGCAAGGTCTCCAGCGCGGCCAGCGCCTACAACAAGTCCAACGGCATCGTCGTCAACACCACCAAGACGGGGGCCTGATCATGAAAACCGGCACCTATATCGACGCCCGGCACAGCATGTACCCGTGCCAGTCCTGGCTGCTGTCCAAGCCCGTCAAGGACCACATCACCGTTCCGCCGTATTGCACACTGTACGGCTTTGTGGTTTCCGGCCACGCAGACCGGGCTGCCTCGATCATCGAGGGCGCGGCCGGAGCGGATGGTCCGAGGGTTCTGCGCCAAGCCGGACAGGGGCAGTATTTCTGCCACGCCACCGGCAGCGAAACGGCCACGCTGGTTCTCGATGACGAGGGCGACGTCCAGGTCTTTGCCGTGATCCGGCATGGTTTCCGTGGGCAGGGACTCGTCGGCGGGCCGATCGAGGCCTCGGGGCGGCTTTGCTACATCGACAACTGCTCGGACTCCCTGCTGGTCTACCCGCCGCGCAAGGGCGACCCGAGCCTGAATCACCTATCGTTCCCGGCCGGCGTGCGCCAGTCGTTTCACATCCATCCCTCGATTCGCCTGGGCGTGGTCGCCAACGGGTCCGGCTTTGCCTGCTTCGCGGACCGTGAGATGCCGCTGACGGCCGGCACCTTGTTCTGCATCGAGGAGCGCGAGCTGCATCGCTTCCGCACGGAAGATCAGCGGCTCGATGTCATCGCGTTCCACCCGGACGGCGATTGGGGGCCGACCGATCAGGATCACCCGATGCTCAACCGCACGTATCTGTCGGCGGCGCGTCATGAATGATCCGGCCCTCCTACGGATGACATACCCCGATGCGCAGCTGCATGCCGGCGGGCATCGGCACCAGGTGCTGACGGCGGTCCGGTCGCCCAATATCGTCGTGCTGGGCGGGTTTCTGGACGAGGACGCCTGCCGCGATCTGATCGATCTGGCCCGCCCGCGCATGAAACGGTCCTCGGTCGTGCATCACGCCGAGGGGGTGCGCATCGACGAAACGCGCACCAGTTCCGGCTGCCATTTCCGGCGCGGGGAAGTGGCGCTGGTGGCGGGCATCGAGCAGCGCATCGCCGAACTCACCGACATCCCCCCGGAAAACGGCGAGGGCCTGCAGGTGTTGCATTACCTGCCTGGGCAGCACTACGTCCCGCACTGGGATTACTTCCCGCCGGAGAGCCCTTCGTCCGCCGACATCGTCCGGCCGGAATTCGGCGGCCAGCGTGTCGCCACCTTCATCGCCTACCTGAACACCGTTCCCCTCGGCGGGGAGACGGAATTCCCGCGTGCCAGCGTCAAGGTGGCAGCCGTCCAGGGTAATGCCTGCTTTTTCTCCTACCGCACGGCGGATGGACAGCCCGATCCACTGACGCTGCACAGCGGCAACGCCGTCATCGACGGCGAGAAGTGGATCGCGGTCAAGTGGCTGCGCGAGGGGCGCTATCCCCAGTAAGGCCGGCCGAGCCATGAGTCGGCTCGGCGGCATCCCAAATTTCAACGAAAGGAGTCAGACATGAGCGATGTCTGTGAATGCGGCCGTCCCATCGGTCCGCAAGTAGAGCGGCATGCCGGCGGCGTGCTGTCGGACAGCGATCGGCAGGCGCTGGCCGATGCGCTGTGCGAGGCATTCGAAAAATCGGCGCCGGTACTGTCCCAAGCCCTGTCCGATGCGCTGCAAGCGCAGTTCGAGCGCGTGATCGGGCGTGGTGTCGTGGGCTGGCTCAAACGCATCCTGATCGCCGGCATCTTGATTCTGGCCGGCTACACCTACACGAAAACCGGAGGTCTGAAATGAACATCACTATCACCCGAAAACAGTCCACGCCCAGCGGCACCCCGGGTCAACTGGTCGCCACAAATCCGGCAGGTGAGACCTTTACCTGCAACACCCTGGAGCTACCGTGGCAGGACAACACCCCGGGCGTGTCCTGCATCATCGATGACAGCTACGGCGCGACGATCTGGCATTCCGATCATCTCGACTGCGACGTCCTGCGTCTGGAAGACAAGCATGGCCGGCAGAACTGCCTGATCCACTGCGGCAACTTTGCCGGGGACGTCTCGCAGGGCATGGAAACCCAGGTACACGGCTGCACGCTGGTCGGCAGCCGCTACGGGTCGCTGGTCAATGACGACGGAGATGGGCAACTGGCCATCCTAGACAGCCGCGTGACGCTGGCCAAACTGGTCGCCTTCGTCGGCAGCGGTGAGCACACCGTCAACTATCAATGGGCGGAAGGCTGTGACCCTGCCGCCTGCCACGCTTGAGGAGGGAACACCATGGACATCAGTGGCATCGGCACGGCGGCGGAAGCCGCCAAGAGCATCATCGGCATGTTCTTCCCCGACAAGACCGAGGAGGACAAGGCCAAGCTGGCAGCGACGCTGGCGCTCATTCAGACGCAGACCGATATCGACAAGGCCGAGGCGCAGAGCTCGGACCCGTTGCAGCACTGGCGCGGGGGCCTCGGCTGGGTGTGCGTCGCGGGGTATTTCTGGAACTTCGTCGGCGGGCCGCTCACGAACGCGGCAGCGGCCGCCGTCGGCCATCCGCTCAATCTGCCGTCGCTCGACCTCGGACCACTGGCCACGCTCACGCTCGGCATGTTGGGGCTCGGTGGGCTGCATGTGGCGGAGCGGGTGAACGGGGCGGCGTAGCGATGTGCCAAGCTAGCCTCCCGGCATGGAATCGAGACGGGTGGGTAATTTCACGGCGCCCCGAAGCCTGCAAGCCAAGAAATCCTTGGCTTGCAGGCCGAACCGAGCGTTCATGTCATCCACAGTCACAACGGAACATAGAGATGGGTATTCGATACAAAAAAGCCATCATCGATGACGTCACGTCGCGTAACATGGACGCCAGTCTGCAAGACAATTTGCTTGACCTGTTCGAGTCGGCCATGAAGTCGGTAGCCACGACGCTGGCGCGTGAGGCCAAATTCGACACCACCGACTTCGCTACCGCCAAGGCGCGCGGCTGCGAGGGTTTCACCCTGCTGGTGAGTCGCGCCCGCGCCGATTCACGAGACAGCTGGTTCGGCGCGTTTCAGCGTGGCGATGAACGCCTCGACGTGATCGGCCATCTGGAATAACTCATCAGTCCTCCATCTCGGGAACGTCCCAGTCCACCAGACGTGCCTCGCCGGTCTGGTAGAACTGCTTCACCAACTTCACGTACTCCAAAAAATCCCGGTTCTCCGTGGCCAGTCGGTTAGCCATATCCCAATCGATCTCGTCACGCTCGCGCGCCGGAATCAGCACTTGGCTGTCAGCAGGGTTGTCCACATCCAGCTTGATGAAGCCGATGCCGTGGGCGGCGAAGAGCATCCGCAGCTCCTTCAGGGTGTCGGTGCCGCCAATTTCCGCCGCAACCAGATAGCCGAAGTTGGCCCACGATGAGTTCGATACGGCCTGAAAGAAGCACTCACGCACGTTTGAACGGTTGATCAGCAGCTTGGCCTCGAACGACCACAGCTTGGTGCGCTTGTCGGAATACTGGTTGACGCAGTCGCGTACCTCCTGATGCCACTCAGCGCCCAAGTCCTCCATGCCGACCACGTCCGGGTACAGCCAGCGGTTGCCGTTGGGGCCGCGTTTGTTCGATGACCGCTTTTCGTCGATGCGCTTGGAGAACACGCCGAATTCTTCCCACAGGTATTGCGACAGCAATGGATACAGCGCATGCTCGTCGATCTTCAAAGCACTCGCATCTGCTGCCGCCGACGTTCCCTCGCTTTCGACCGCTGCCACTTCGGCGCTGTCTGAGCGCTCCGAGTAGTAGTACCTGCGTGGCCGCCCCTCGGTCGTTTTCAGCTCTGGGTGCCGCGTTTGCATGCGCGGGCGCTGCGAGCTGATCTCTGCAACGAGTTGCTGCACCAAATCAGCATCGGACTTGATGTAATCGCCCCGACTATTTGCCCGCTTTTCCTGACACTCATCCGGGTAGGTGGCGAATACCCACTCGGCGATCTGCCGTGCAGTGAACTTCTCCTCGGGTCGTTCCTTCAGGTAGCCGATGACGGCCTTTGCCAGATTGAGTGCCATTGTTCTTCCCCTCAGAGCCGGAACAGCTTCTTGATTTCATTCTCTGCCGTTACCGGCATGTCATCTTTTTCGTACTGCTTGACGTTGGCCGCGATGCTTTTTGCTCGGGTGATTTCGTTGTTCACCCACTGCGAGTAGGACGAGTTCGTATTCAGGTTCTCGATGACTGCCAGAAAGTAGTCCTTTTGGTTCGACAGAAACCAGAAGTTCAGGCCACAGACCCATTTCTCCATCTCGAAGGATTGGAAAGGGAATCCGGCAGTTGCATTCCAGTACTTGAAAAGCCGAATCGTTGGTTTGATCAGCGATTTATGATCTTTGTTCTTTGCTTCGAGCGTGGAGTTGAAGTCGTTCGGGTTGGTGGTCATCCAACCACCGGAGGTATTCGGGATTTGCAATCCGTCGAGCCATGCCATCGTTGCTGGTACGAGGTCGAACTTGATGTGATTCAGTTCGAGCAAGATAGTTGGGCTGGACTGCCGGATCTCCGACGAGCCGTAATATTTCTCGACGAAGGTCTTGAGCCGATTCAAATATGTCTGAGGCGTGGCATTGTTCTCGCTGAAGACGATCATGTAATCGATATCCGAATGCTCGTCCATCGAGCGCGGCAGGATGGTTCCCCGCGTCGATGAGCCGAAGCGGAAGTGCCGCTTGATTACACTACTGGCGAAATGCTGCCCGATCCGGGTTTGCAACGTCGAAATGGAGGTCGTGATCGACGACTGCTCGGTCGACGAAAGCACTGCATTGCTGGCAGTGTCCGTCAGAAAGCTCAATACTGACATCCTGTCACTCCTCCTTGTCCACCTTGTGGGTAGCTTCGCCTTCCTCGATTCCCCTGCGTGCGGCGACGAACGCCCTTCGAGGAATGCTCGGACTCTTCTGGTTCAATTCGTTACGCTCGGTCGCGAGAGCCTTTAATCTCTCGGACATCTCATTCAGCCGATCCGCCTGAAGTAGTTCGATTTCCCGGAAGAAGCGCACGTCATTTCTGAGAGCTAGGAATTTCCCGGCGGCGGCACGATGCATTGCCGCGCGTTCATTGGGCTTGAGAAACGTCATAAGCCCCGTCAGCAGCGATGCCAGCAATGCAAATGCGCTAGCCAATTCCGGCTGGCTCTTTATCAGCGTGGCCCCGGCAATCGCCGCGAGCGCCGTCGCGGGAATGCCCAACCAATAGTTCCGCCTTACCCAGGTGTCCTCAGCGTTGAAGTGCCCTTTGCTGGAGTATGTCGCATCCTCCTCTATCCGTTCGGCCTCGCGGTGCAGAGCCAAAATCATGGACTGATCGGTTGTTTGAATCTGGCTCATTGTGTGCACCTCTTTCAGGCCAACCCGAAATACCGCTCGAAGTACGCAGCGAGCTTTTCCAGCACCGTCTGTTTCTTGGCTGCATGGCCATTATTCTTTGAGAATCTCGACACAGGAGGCAGGATTTTGGTGATCGCGGTGCCAGTGACGGGGATGCTCCC